TTTTTCTTTTTAGTTTTCATTGGCTTTGGCATTTTATATCCGGGCATTTTACTTTCCTTTCTTTTTTTTATTTTTTAATCTGATTGACATTGCTTTTGCTTTACGCCGTGCATCAGCTTTACTAGATGCACCCCACGCCCTAAGTGATAATAATAAACGAGTTGGTCGTCCTTTACTATCTCTTTCAGGCCCCGGCATATTTCCCATTCGTGCTAAGAAAGATGCCCTTCGTGGATTATCACCTGACTTTACAGGTGCTTTCAATGTACCACCGGTTTGTGCTTTATAAGAAGCACGACCTTTTGCATTCAATCCTCCTTTAGGATTCTTTCCTGCTTTTCTTTGCCAAGCCGGTGATGGCATTAGAAGATTATGTGTAAAGTTATTTGTATCACTGTGGATACTACTAAGTATGTAATCATAACCAAACCTTAGCAGAAAAAAAAAAAAATTACAACCACCGAACCTTGAACGACTATAATGTGTGAATAGGACTTCTCTATGTGAGGCAAGGGTATTTTTTGAACCCCACCTGTTTACACAGGTAGGTGTGCCAAAAAACAGTCCTTGATATTACTTGAGGTCAATATTGATTGAGAAATCACCTTTGACCAAGTGTTGATGTTTGTCTGGTGCTTTGAATCCTGCCCTATCAAGTATATCCTTACTAGCTTCTAGTTGTACATACTCTGATTTAGCTGATGAACACAGGTCAAGCAACCTTGATTGTGCCTTGACTGCACTCATTCCAAGATTGTGGGTGATTTGTTCAAACATATACTTCTGTACTTCTGGATTTCGTAGCATACGACTTGCACTTACTCTTGATGAATTTCCTTTGTATCCTGCGACTTTGGACGCTTCAGTAATCGTACAACCTGTGGATACGAGTGTATCTACTAACTTCTTTGCTTTGGGAGTTATCTTCTTAGTTTCTTTGATTGAAACGGACATACTCTTCATATATCAAGTGATGTTGAAAAAGTCAACATACCCTCTTTATAATTTACGGGGTTCGGCCCCCTTACCGACCGCCTTTATTTCAGAAGGGTTTTTGGTTAAGTAACCCGCAAAAACCCCTCTGACTCCCATAAACGGGGGAAAAAGGATAAAAGGATACATATTGATTAACGGTATTTACCTGAGGGGAGTGGCTATCGTAAGCTATTTTATTTTCCAAATCTGTAGTTATATCGGTGCTCCGCCCATTTGTCTTTCAAGGGCAGACAGCCCTCAACAACAATAGTCCTTCTCCCCCCACCAGTAGTTGGTGGTGGGGGGATTCATTCGCGAAACTCCCGATTGTTGTTGAACAGATTTAGAAAACAAAATAGCCAACTATCGCTCACCCCCCTCAGGGAAATACCTACGAGAAGGAGGTGAGATTGACATAATGTCGTAGGATAAATAAAATGAAAAAACAATTATTTAAATATAAAAATATAGTTTACACACCAGAGCAGTTAGAAGAAACTGTAAAAGTTGTAAGACCACTTGTTGAACATTTATTTCAACTTACGCCATCAACCAAAAATAAGAATTGGTCAACTTCACATAGTGCTTGTGCAGGTTTGGGTAATCTTGTTCTTGGAGCTTTACGCTCTTCCAATAAAAAAGTAATGTATTGGGAGAAAGTAAAAAATACTGAAGACCCTTCTTTTTCTAAAGATGAGGAAGGCAACAACGAGTATACAATCGCATGTAAAAATTATCGTTGGAATTCTAATAATTCTATTGACCTTACATTGATAGACCAACTAATGACACATGCAGTTGAAACTTGTGTTGAAAATTTACATATTCAAAAAAATTCTGTTTCTAAAGATAAGACAGCCGAACAAGTTGTCGCAGAAGAAAAAGAATTAGAAAAAGAATATAAAAAACTAATTAATTACGATATATAAACTTTAACAAAATCGGCATTATGTCAGCTAAAAAGGGAATTGGTAACAATTCCCTTTTTTTTTGTCTGAAAAAAAAAATTTTTCGCCTTCGGCGGGACCAAAGGGGTTGAACCCCTTTGGAAACCCCATAACTTTAGATTGGAGCATACAATGAAATTTCGTTACCACTACTTACTTTTTTCTGTTTTCGTATATTCTTGTTGTAGAATTGAAAACGATTTAGATATTATTGCAAATTGTTGGAGTTGTTCAAATACAGAATTCTGGACATCATTCTTCAATTTGATATTCTTTGGTACTTACATAACTATTTACGGAGTTGAATATATAAAAAGAATTTCAGAGAAATAGAGAAGCACCCCCCTCGCCCCTGACGGGGCATCGGGGGGTGCCACTATCATAGCACTATGCACGGCGATTGCACTCATAATGCAGGACTCACAATTTCCTTCCCCATATTAGTCCTGCACTATGATTGCAAAGGCCTTGCAATCAGGTGAGTATCACATCTGTATGTTGAAATCCAATAGACAGACCTCTGGTACTCACACTATTGGTGAGATGGACTATGGGTAAAGCCTTGCAAGTTGCCATCAATACCCAAAGGTTTTTGGAATTTGTACCTACCGAACGCTGAAAAGCTACCACCTAAAAAGTGGGGAATAAACAAAAACATTTAAACTGTAGCTACATCTTCAGCTGTAAACATATGCCAAGATGTAGCTTACAGCTATATTAGACTTTAAACAAAGGAGTAATTATGTCTAAGTATCTAAAAGCAGATGAAGAAAAGCATCATTATGAGGCTGAGATTCATCAAAAAACTATGCACGAGATCAATCGTGTAAATACATTCAGAACAATGTCAAACGAGTATCAAGAAATTATACAGACTAAATACGCTGATGATCTTATATCACACAGTAAGTTTGGTCTTGCTCAACATTACTATGGTGTAATGGAACACCTAACAAATCTTTCATTACTAGAAATAGAAAATAAATTGTATGCACCTGAGTACGAAGAGCGTATGAAAGAAATTGCACACGCTGTTGATCAACTTGAGAAGATTGCAAAATGAAACTAAACATACAACAAATCAATGACTTGCTGTACATATTGTCTGTGTACAGCAAGATTGAAGAGCGTCATTGGGAAGAATCTGATAAACCAAAAGAACATATTTATCATTCTTTCAAACGACTAAATAAATTATTTCCACTAAACAAGGAGGTGAAAATTATTGGCGATTGAAGCACTTGAAGAACGCTATGAGTGGGAACAGAATATGGAACTCTACTCATTGCAGTACCTAATCAAATGTGAATATGAGATGAAAGTAATCACAAAATGTATAGGTGCAATAGAAGTGGCGTTGGATTCATGCGAGAGTAAACAGCTTTCGCAAAGTAATTTTGAACACATCACCACTTCTCTCGTCATACTTAAAGAACAAGCAAAGGGACTAGCTGATCTTTTACGAAAGGAAAAGTATGATGTATTATAATATAATATAAATCTAATAAAAAACAAAGGAGTAAAAATGTTAGATGATATTAAACAAGACTACGAGTTTCCAACAGAAATGGTGGAGCTTGAAGCACTAAACACGACAGGCCAAATTGGTAAAGACAATTACAAAGTACCTTCTGATATGGCTAGAGCGTGTGTTCGTACAGATACCGGACGAGTTCTTGGTATTCACGGCAGTAAATACAAACCTATCGCACACAAAGATGTTGTTGATAAAGTTATGCAAGGCGTTGAAAAAACGGGTATGTTTGACTACAAAACAGATATCAAAGTATTTGAAGGTGGTGCAAAAATGAGAGGATCTGTTACATTTGAGAACCTTGTCATTGAACCACAGAAAGATGATATCATAAAGTTTCGTATCAACTTCTTCAATTCATATGACCAATCGTGGGCATTTGCAACAATATGTGATGGCTTACGCCTATGGTGTATGAATGGCTGTACAACACCTGTCAATGCATCTACTTTACGATTCAAACATACAACGAAAGTTAATATTCAAAGTATTACAGATCGTGTTAAAACAGGTATTGATTTGTTTATGGATTCAGGAGTTGAGTATCGTCAATGGGCACAGATACGCTTGACCAATCACTCTGTTCAAAAATTCTTAGAACAAACTATTGCTAAAACATTCAAGCGTTCATCTAACTCAATACCATTCAATGTAACAAGAACAGAAACATTACTTGAAGGTTTTGATCGTGAGAGTCGTTCATTAGGTAATACAAAGTGGGCATTGTACAATGCTCTTACATATTGGTCTACTCATACTGACGGAGAGCGTGGACACGCTATTCGTAAGCGTAGAGAAGATGAAGTAGCTAAAGCATTAGGTTCAAAACAATGGCAAGAACTTGTTGCATAATAGAATATTAATAGTATAATAGTAGTACGAAAGGAATACATTATGACCGAAAATGAAATCTTTGATGAAGTTGTTGCCCGTCTTGGTGAATCAGAAAGTTTACAAGAGTTTAGACACGCTGTGCAACCATTTGTAAAAACAATAATTTCATCAGACCAATTTCCAAAAACAAAAAATAATCTTAATGACAACGAAAAATTCAATGCCATTACAACAGAAATGTGGTGTGAATGTTGGTTAAGATATTCATAGGATCATATGCAAGGTTTTTTTTCTATATTTGTTTAGCCTTGCAATGATTAGGTTTAGCCGTACCTAGTTATGAGCAAACGGTGTCCTTTCAGGGCACTAGATTTCTTTGACCGTACCATTCTAGTGCCCATTATTAATCCATTAAAACAAAGGAGTATATTATGGATATTAAAATTGAAAGTGGTATACCTTTACCAAGTAGAGGTAACCAATCTAAATATGACTACTTAAAAGAAATGAATGTGGGTGATTCATATGTTCTTCCATTTTCATTAACTACACAGCAATCACTTCGCCAAGCGTTTCATATACGAAAGATGAAGTGTGCTTTTAGAAAACAAGATGATGGAACTATGCGAGTATGGAGGACAGAATGACTTTCAGAAAATTTACTAATCATAGACAGTATGATGTACATTTAAAATTTGATCGCAAGACTTTGAAGTTTGGTAAGTGCCCAAACACTTGCGAGTTCATTGATTTTCATTTAGATAATCCAAGAGTTTGGGATCTGTACCTACAGTTTGCTACTGATATGGTTCATCATGGACACAAAAAATTATCAAGTGAAATGCTTATCAATCGTGTCCGTTGGGAAACAATGTTAGATACAACAGATAAACAATTCAAAATAAATAATAATCACAAACCATATTATGCAAGGTTATTGCTATCTTTACCTAAATTTAAGAACACAAAGTTTCTTGAAGTTAGACAAAGTTGTGCAGATGATTTATCATATTCCGAATGTGAAATTCTGATAAGTCCATATGTATA